CTCTGCTGATGGATACTTACAAATAGCAGCTGGGGGTACTGGTGTAACATGGAACGCTGCTACAACTAAAAGATCAGAGGTAACAACAGCTATTAATAGTACTGCTAACTCTAGTACAAACTATACTTTTGGAAGTGATGTAGAAGTTTTAATACTTTACCAGACGGGCGCTCAGCAGTTTTATTATAACATAGATGGAGACCTAATAGGTCAAACTGCTGTAGATGGAGGGTTTAGCAATCAGTGTAATTTGTCAGAAATAGGTTCTCACAGTGGAGAAACAGAGCCTCTAAACGCTGAACTACTTGATGTTAGAATTTACACTGGATCTAATGTACCTCCTACAACAACAGCTTCTCTACAAGCTATAGGAAATAGATATAAACAATACAAAGATTAATGAGAAAAATAATTTTAATAATACTAAGTATTTTTTGCTGTGTGTTTACAGTAGAAGCGCAAACGCTAAAAAAGGCATTTAAGTTTTCTACTTTTTATGCAGCTTTTAGCGGTGGTAATTCTATAGCTGACGACAATCTTTACTCTGTAACAAACGGACTGCAGACAGATATTGTAGAAACTCCGTTTGATTACTCGTTTACTGTAGGAGTGCGTAAGATTGCTAGGTTTGGATATGAGAACAGAGCTAATACGTTCTACAACGGAACAGAGCGATCTTACAGTGATGCCGCTACCATAGGTAAAGTAAAAGGTTTTGAGTTTTTATTTGAGGCTGATTGGCGTAGACAGCAGGGCAGAAACTTTTTAGACCAAGACTACTTCTTGCGTTACGTAGCTCAAAACTGGATTGCTAAAGCTGAGTACTTGCAAGATGGTTTTGCGGATGTTAGATACTTTGAGGGGTCTGAAAGATTTAGATTAAATGTAAACGATAAATTTAGTTTTAACATTGGTTTAGTACAGCGTATATCAGAGCCGTATGGCTATGACCCACTAGCAGAATGGCTACTAGATAATAATAATATACATTACACACAGCTAGCAATACAGGAAGGATATTCTGTAGATGTGCAGGCTAGTGAGTACTATGACCCAAACGGTGAGTTGTGTGCGCAAAGTTCAGATGTTTGGACAGAGGTAGTAATACCAGAAGTTATAGATGATTACGTAGCAAGAAAAAGAAGCGAGCTGCCAGATCAATGGAACTACTCTGCAGTTGTAGGGTATGACTACTATCATTTTACGGATGACTTTTGGTTTCACAATTGGGTAAGCGTAATACCATATCACCTTAATACTGGAGGTGAGTATTCATACTTTGAGACTACTGAAGGTGAACAATGGCTTGACTACGGCGCAGGGCTTATTTTTGGGTGGAGACTTAATAAAAATTTAGGTGTATTTTTAGAGGGGAAATACAACAAATACTGGAACAGAGAGTGGCATGACTTTACTGTTGGAGCTAACTACGTAATATTTTAACATGTATACTTATAAAGCAACATTAGATCGAGTAATAGATGGTGACACAATTGATGTCAACATAGACCTTGGGTTTGACATAAGTGTTAACAAACGAGTTAGGTTTGCAGGAATAAACACTCCTGAGTCTAGGACTAGGGATCTTGAAGAGAAAGAAAGAGGCTTAGCTGCAAAGGCTAGGGTACAATCTATTCTTGACGAGAACGATACTTTTACTTTAGAATCAAAAGAGATTGGAAAGTACGGAAGGGTTCTAGGTGAAATTTATGTAGATACAGTAGATAGCTCTGATAGCTTTACTATGGTGTCTCTTAATAAACTTTTAATAACAGAAGGCCATGCGGTTGAATACCATGGCGGTAAAAGAAAGAAATCATGATTAATTGGATAAATAGCTGGAAAGCTGGTAACAAAAAGGAAAAGTACGAAGTGTCATTTAGACTAGGTACTATAACAATCTTTCAAGTGAAAGCTTGCCTATTCTGCCCGTCAGAGTGCGAGAAGAAAAAATTTAGATTTATGATATTAAACTTTGGATTTGAAGTATAATGGCTAAGCAAATAGGCGAGGATACTAAAGTAACATTTGACCTCAAAACAATAGGTATGGGTGTAGCAGGATTAGCTGCCCTTATAGGCATGTGGTTTACACTACAAGCGGATATAGCGGAAGCAAAAGAGCTACCCGAACCACTACCTTCAGAAGTTACTCGTATGGAGTTTGATATGAAAGATCAATTGATCCGTCAAACTATTATGACTACTCAGGAAGATGTGACTGAGATTAAGGACGATATGAAACGTATCGAAGAAAAAATAGATAATCTGTAATAACATGTTTGAAATATTTAAAGACAATAACGAATGGAACGAAAAAGCAATAGTTGGCTTTGTAGCATTTGCCATAATGGTGGTAGTGATGCTTGTGGATACTGTATCTGGAGCCGTAGGTAATGATTTAGTAATTAACGAATTTGTATACAACTCTTTTGTGTGGGTAGTTTTGGGGTCGTTTGGAATTAGCGGTGTAGAAAAGTTTGCTAATAAAAAGTAAAATGGAAGACTCAATGAACTTTGGAACAGTGCTAACATATTTGCTGGTTATGCTATTTATGTTTATAAGCGGAACAGCTATAGGTCAAAATCTTTGCGGCAGCGACATATGTGTAGTACAGTTTAATGCTAGTTGGAACGAAACCAACAGTGTGGATTACTTAGGTAAGCTTACAGACTGTGAGGTTATGAGTGTTAGCATTGACGAAGGCACCTATCAAGCAGATTACAATATTGTAGTAGTACCTACTATTGTAGTATTTAATGGCAAAGAAGTTGAAAGATTTCAAGCTAACATAATGATGCAGATGGAAGCTACACGTAAAGATGTGCAAGGAGTAATTGATGAGATAATTTATAGCGATTTTTAAATGAAAAAGTTAGGATACATACTTGTAGTAATATTTTGGCTAGTAGCTAGTTGTGCAGTTGCGCAGCCTGATGATGCTAGTTGGTTAAATGTTACCGTGCAGACAGATAACTATGGTGGTGAATCATCATGGGAAATAATTAATTCTGATAGCAATACAGTAGCAGTAAGTCCACCACTTGCAAACAACACGCTAACTAACATAATGGTTTTCTTACCTGCGGGCGAGTATGCGTTTATTATGTACGATTCATTTGGTGATGGCATATGCTGTTCATTTGGACAAGGTTTCTTTGGGATAACAAACACGTGTGGACTTGAAGAGTTTAACTATGAGTTTGCTGAAGCTATAGATACAATACCGTTTGTGCTAGAGCCCTGTCTACCTGTACTACCTGGCTGCATGAATGAGGCAGCAGATAACTATAATCCGTGGGCTAACCAAGATGATGGTAGTTGCGAAATTATAGAATGTGATTCTCTTGAGACGCAAGTGTCTATGCAGTTAACTCTTGACACGTGGCCTGGCGAAACAGGTTTTAATATAGTTAACTTATCTAATGGTCAGTTATATGAACAGGTTATACCTGGTGAGTTTGACTTTGGTGACCAGCTAGTAACTTACACGTATGACTTTTGCGTAGCATTAGGTTTTGAACTAGTGTTAATAGATCAGTTTGGCGACGGGCTTAACGGATCTGCATCCGGAGGTCAAGACGGCGGTTGTATTATTACTGCTTGTGATAGCGTTATATGGGAGCTAGAAGATTTAGCATTTACAGAGTTTGGTGGTACCACAGAATACTCTGGACCTATATTTACTGAGCCTTGTCCACCAGCACCTGATGTAGTTGGTTGTATGGATGATGACTATGTAGATTACAACCCAGATGCTACAGTACAGGATACGTGTATGACTCTACATACTTGGGGATGTACAAACCCTGAAGCTATGAACTATGATAGTTTAGCTACTATATCAGACAACACTAGCCCTTGCAGTATACAAATTGTTTTAGAAGACGATGCGGGTGATGGTTGGGGTATGTCAGGTATTGGCATGAAACAGGGAGATCAGCAATGGTTATTTACTATAGGTCCTGGTATATTTTCAGAATCATGGGACATAATACTTGACTCAGACGAAGAGGTTGATATATACTATTTCCAAGATGGAGGCCAGCAGTCATCTGCGCAAGAACTTGCATTTCAGACATTACACAACTCTGTATATGCTATCAACCAAGCTGGAGACACTTTATTATCTGAGGGTAGCAATCCTTTTCTAAACAATGGCCAAGGAGCTCTACAGCCGTTTAGTGCGCCAGAGTGGAAAGTATACCATTTTACACCTTATTGCGGCGATAGCTGTATACCTTATGTATATGGATGTACTGACGAAACAGCTTGTAACTACGACGCAGAAGCTAACACTAGTTCAGAGTGCAACTACCCTGTGCAGTACTATGATTGTAATAATAGCTGTGTCAATGACTATGACGGCGATGGAGTATGTGATGAGTTAGAAGTAGTAGGATGTCAAGACCCAACAGCATTTAATTATAACGCTGCAGCTACAGATGCGGGAGAGTGTATTCCAATAATCTTTGGCTGCACAGACCCTACACAGTTTAACTATGACCCGACAGCGAATACAGAAAATGGCAGTTGCATACCTTATATATATGGCTGCACTGATCCTAATGCCTTTAATTATGACCCTGATGCTAACACTGACAATGATTCGTGCATTGAAATTGTGGAGGGCTGCACGGACGCGCAGGCAGTAAACTATGATCCACTAGCCAATACGGCTACAGAGTCTTGTTATTACTCTGCAGGATGCGCAGTAGGTGACATATACTATTTACCTAACGGGTGCTTTGAGTGGGTTATATCTGTAGATCCTTATTGTTGTGACAACTCTTGGGATTCTACATGTTCAACGCTTTATGACTACTGTGAGGACGGCTGGGACGGACCATTGACAGTAGACGATTTAAGGGAGGGTAAGATAAGTTTTTATCCTAATCCTACATCTGACATAGTTAATATTGCTGCAAACTCTACTGTAGATGCCGTAGTTTATAATAGCTCAGGTAAAAAAGTCTTAGATGTAACTAATGTAAATATGTTAGATCTTAGCAAGTATTCAAATGGAATCTATTATGTGAGGGTTTCATACAATGAATTTATAATAGATCACAAGATTGTTAAAAATTAAAAATAAATAAAATGGCAACATTAACAGCAAAACTAACATTGTCTAGTTCTAATGCTACAAGCGATGCTTTAAACCTTAGTGCATCTGACGTGTTAACTACGCAAGAGCCTGCTATTAACGCAGCTAGAATTTCTATAAGCCACAGTAGTCCTACAGAAATTTTAACAACAGCTCAAGCTTTAAGAACTTATGTATATATTAAAAATACAGATAGTACAAACTTTGTTAAAGTTTCAACTGCAGGCGGTACAACTTTTGGAGTTTTAAATCCAGGAGAATTTTTATTCTTTCCATTATGGCCTGATACAGGATTTGAACTTCAAGCAGATACAGCAGCTTGCGTAGTAGAATATGGATATTGGACTAAGCCTGCATAAGTAGATGATAAGTAAGCATATAAGCGATAAAGAAGGCAGGCATAGTAATACTGCAATACGTCGAGGTATAGATAATATACCTAACGATGAGCAATTGGCTAATATGAAAGTATTAGCTGAAAAGGTATTTGAGCCTCTAAGATCTTGGGTAGGTGGTCCTATCAAGATTAATAGTTTCTTTAGGTCAGTAGAATTAAATAAGGCTATTGGCGGTAGTTCTAGGTCACAGCATTGTAAAGGACAGGCTGTAGATCTAGATGATACATTTGGGCATAAAACAAATGCAGAGATGTATAACTACATAAAAGAGAATCTAGACTTTGATCAAATTATATGGGAATTTGGTGACGATAGTAATCCTGCATGGGTACATATAAGCTATGTATCTGAGGAAGAAAACAGAAACAGATGCTTACTAGCATACAAGGACAAAGGTAGAACTAAATACAAAGTGATCTAATTTGAAGTGGATTGGGCAACATATATGGAGTTTTATTTCTAGGTTTCGTGATGACGTTTACCTGGAAGATCTTGCCGATCCTGGTGCTGATACAGATAAGTTTTTGGTGGTAGACGCTAATGATAAGGTTGGTTATAGAACTGGAGCTGAAGTGTTGAATGATATAGGCGGTGGTTCAGGTGGTATAGCTTTTGATGGCAACACAGCAAATGGGGTGTTGACGTATAAAGACGCTGATGAAGCTAGCGTTGAACCTTTTTTAACTTACAACGGGACTACTAACGACTTAGTTGTAACGAGCGTTAATAGTGGAAAACCAACAGTTCAATTGGTTAATGCTAATCCTGATGCTGAATCTCCAGAAATTCTTATGACTAGGCAATCAACGGGTAATTCTGGTAATGGAGACGAAGTAGGCACATTTAGATTTACTGCTTTCAACTCTGCAAATCAGGTAACTTCTTTTGCTCGAATTTTAGCTGAAATAGAATCGGTCACTGACACTGATGAAGCAGGTAAAGTGTCTTTTACAGTTGCCACAAGTAATGGTAGCACTTCAGCGTTACAACAGGCGCTGACTGCAACAGGTCACGGAACGAACAACATAGTTGACGTTGGCCTTGGATACGGCGCTGCTTCAACAACTACTATAGCTGGTAACGCAACTGTTACTGGTAGCTTAAGTGTTGGTGGTCACGCTATTGCTGATATAGATGTAGGTTCTGAATTTGAAGATGAAGACGATCACATTATGTCTTCTGGCGCTATTAAAGAGTATGTTAGCTCTAATGTTACATGGAACAAAAACGCCTCGTTTATTTCTCCTTCTGATAACGATACAGAGTATAAATATGTGTCTTCAAGTGGTTCGTTAAATGGAAGTACTACAGATCCAACGTCATTACCAGCTGACCACATTAGAGGGTGCTTTTGGATAGCACCCGGAGATGGAGCTATAACACGGTTTGACATACAGGGTGAAAGTAATGGTAATGATACACTTCAGTTTAGATTTTATAAAGCTGGAGCTAGTGCTAATGCAAGTACTATAACTTTAACCCATATGTTTACTACACCTACTATAACAACTAATACTGACAAAACTTTTAATGCTTTTTTTACTATTAGTAGCGGAGGAGATTTTAGTTCACGTGATAGAATTTTCTGGTTTATGCAAAAGCAAACTAATAACCATAATCAAACTACAATTTTTAATTTACACATAACAGGAACACACTCTTAATCATGGCTATATCAACAATGGAGTCTGCTAAAGGCACTAACAAAAAAGACGACGCTATACCACCGTCAAAGTATAGAGGACCAGAGCACACGCTTATTAATGCTATGCATGATAAGGTGGACGTTATGATCGCTAAAATAAATTCTATTGATGCAGCTATAACCGTAGGTAGTAGCACAACGATAGCCTTTGGTGATATGATAACTACTACGGTTAAGGGTAAGACATCTTACAGTATTGTAATGACTGTAACAAACGGTGGAGTAAGCAAATCAACAACATTAACACTAACGTAATGAAGTATTCTTACAAAAATATAACCGGGGTAAGGGTGGTAACACTTTTAAATGGATTTCCAGATTCTAATGATTCTAGGTACTTAGATTTAGTTACACTTAGTAAAGCTAGAATAGCAAATACCCACTCTTCAGATATTACTGTAGACGTTTATCTTGAAAGAAAAAATATGGCTACTGCGGAATTCGATTTAGGAGGAGATGTGTTGTTTGAAGAATTTTTTACTTTTTACTTTATTAAAAGTTTAGTTATTCCTGCGGGTGCTGCTATTGATATATTTGACGGTTCTCCGTGTGTCTATGAGCGCAAGTCTGATTTAAAAATTAAACTTGCTAATAGCTCGGAAACAGCAGACGTAGCGTTAGCGTATAACATTGATAAAAACTATAACACAGGGTACTCGGCGGGAGGAAATAGACAATCCTCTGCAGCCTCAGCGCCAACAGGAAGACAATATTAATATGAGTATATTAGGAAAAATATTTAGCGGAGGAGCAGCTGACCTTGTAGAAGGGGTTGGTAACGCTTTAGATGGATTAACCACATCTAAGGAAGAAAAGCTTGAAGCTAAGAGAAAAATAAAAGAATTGATAGCTAACTACGAAGTTGAGATGGAGAAGAATATTACCTCTCGATGGGAAGCAGACCTTAAGTCTGACTCTTGGCTGTCAAAGAATGTAAGACCTATGGTTCTTGTATTCTTAATAGTATGTACAATGCTCTTGATTTTTATAGACGCTGGAGCAGTTAATTTCCAAGTAGAAGAGAAATGGACAGATCTTCTACAGCTTACTTTAATTACTGTAATTGGAGCATACTTTGGAGGTAGATCGTTTGAAAAAGGAAGAAACTTAAAAAAGTAATTTATAAACCAATATATTATGACTAAAGACGAAGTAAAAGCATTTCTAAAAGATAGGCCAGGTTACCTGAAAGAGGGAGCTGAGCGCTTGTCTGAAAGGCTAAATTGTAGTGTAGAGACTTGTCGACATGCGTTGAAGGAGGCAAGAATTGAAGCTAAAGGAGCTGACTTTGACTTAGACAATGTAAACCAGTCTGAGATAAGTGAGTTCAAAAAGTTCTTAAAAGAAAACGAGATTGATGAAGACGATGTAGCATCAGTTAAGTTTTGGCAGAATATGCATGGAGAACATAGATTTTCTGTCGTAGTAAAAACAGAAGACGACTTAATGAAGAAAGCTAAAGAAGAGCTAATCTCTTTGTTAGAGTCTTACAGCCCAAAGGTTGAAAAAAGCTACGACACAGTTCAAGACCCAGTTGCTTATGAGGTGTCATTACCCGACATTCACTATGGTAAGTATACTGGACAAACTCTTGACGAAGCTGAGGAGGAGTATATGAATACCGTAAAAGATCTCTTAGCCAAGGCAGACGGCCTTAATATAGAGAGGATAGTGTTACCGGTAGGTAATGACGGTATGAACTCTGAGGGTTATTCCCGTGCTACCACGAAAGGTACACCTCAGCAGGATTCTGCAGACTGGCAGGAAACATTTGTAGGTTACTGTAATCTTATGGTACGCGCAATTAGGTTTCTGAGCGAGGCTGCTCCAGTAGATGTTGTAGTTGTCCAAGGCAACCATGACTACGAAAGAATGTTTTATGCAGGGGAATACTTGCGAGCGTTCTTTAAAAACGACGAAACTGTGAATGTAGATAACAATGTTGATTCAAGAAAGTATTACACCTACGGTGTCAATATGATTATGTATACACACGGAGACAAAGAAAAACCAGCAGAAATGCCATTGATAATGGCTACAGAAAGACCTATGCTATTTGCTAATGCAAAGTTTAGAGAGGTACACTGTGGACATTTACATAAAGAAATGGTAAATGAATATAGAGGCGTTAAAGTAAGATTTTTGCCATCTATCTGTGCTAATGACGCTTGGCACAAGATGATGGGTTATGAAGCTAAAAGAACCGGACAAGCACATATATGGAGTAAAGCACGTGGCTATGAAGGATATTTACAAACTAACGTATAAGAAATGACACTGAATGAAATAGCATACAATATCTTAAACTTAGTTCGAGGTGGCAGGTCAAATAACAATGACCATATATCTATCTCGCAGATTAAGTTTAATATTAAATACTATCGAGCAATGCTAATCCGTAGGGACTTTACTCGTAATGGTATGATAACTCGACACTTGGAACAAGATCTAGGCTGTCTAGAGTTAGAAAAGGTAGATGCATCTAAATGTTGCGATTTACCTGTAGAGTGTGCTGTTTACAAAACTGTCAGGAAAATTCCTAAAACTATACGATTTAGCTTTAGAGATGCTATTACACACGTTAGCGATGTAACTGGATTAGGCACTATTCCGTTAGTAGAGTCACATGTAGTACAGTGGCTTCCGTACGATAAATATGCTAAGAAAAAGCGTAAAGCATATATGATAGAAGATTATATGTATATTTATGAGGCTGACGGTCTACAATTTATTAATGTTCGAGGGGTGTTTGAAGACCCTGAGGACGTAGCTAAGTTTGATTGTGATGGATCAGATTGTTATGATGATGATATGGACTTTCCTATCCCTATGGATATGATACAGACTATCACGCAAGGGATTATGAGCGGCGAGTTAATGTTACTTGCTTCTTCTAAGAACGACACAACAAATGATACAATGCAGGATCAAGCTACAGCACCAACACCAAGAACTAGAAATTAAATTTAAAATGGGAAAACTAAAGAAACCAAAAGCAAACCAAAAAGGTTTAAAAAAATTACCACAAAACGTGCGTAATAAAATGGGATACATGATGTACGGAGGAGTAGGAAGTATGAGTGGAGTTAACATGGCCGGAATGAACACAATGGGCAACCTTCCAAAGGCAATGAAGAAAGGCGGAGCTAAGCCTGACTATCTTGATATGGACGGAGATGGCAATAAGACAGAATCTATGAAGAGCGCTGTTAAGAGCAAGAAGTCTAAAATGAAGCATGGCGGTAAGCATAAGAAGAAAAAGATGATGTACGGCAAAGGCGGTATGAAGAAGAAGATGTATGGCGGTATGAAGCCTGCAGCTAAGAAGGGTATGGGAGGCAGCAAAAAAGCTATGTACAAAACTGGAGGATTCTTATCTGAGCCTAGCACATTTGATTTAGATAACGATTAATGCAGCATACTATCTCACACATATACGAAGACTACAAGAAGACTAATGGCTCTGTGCCAAAGGATATTTTTGTAGCTATATGTAGTGAGTTTAATATGCAGATTATTGATTATCTTCTAGAAGGCAAAGAGTTTCATATGGGCCACAACCTATCTACATTGTCTGTTATACGTAAAGAGCGAGATCCTCGTATTCCTACAATTGACTGGGGCGAGTCTAATAAATACAAAGACGAGCTTATAAGTGAAGGAAAAGATCTGTATAACAAAGACACTGGAGAAGGTGTAAAATGGCACATCTACTATACCGACGGTGAGTACCTAAAGTACTACTGGCGAAAGAGTAGGTGTAGAGTCAAAAACAAAACAGCCTATAGATTTGATGCTACTAGAGGTATTAAAGGTAACAAGGGTAAACTACGAGAGCTTTTAAAGCATGACGAGTTAGCCTACTTAAAATTTAGAAAGAACTAATGGCAAGTAAATATCATACAACTAAAGACGGCAGACGTGCTAAGAAAGGTTTGTATTACTATATGAACCGTGCTAAGAAACGTGGGACTTCTAAGCCTGGTAAAGGCACAGTATCTGACGAAGCCCTAGAACGATCTGCTAAGACCGCTAAGAAAAAGAAGGGCGGTTTTAAAAGTCCTGCGTGGACGCGTAAGGAAGGACAAAGCCCTACTGGTGGGCTTAATGCAAAAGGTAGAAAATCTGCAAAAGCAGAAGGTTCTAACTTAAAATCTCAATTAAGTTCGGGGACTAGCCCACGACGTGTGTCGTTTGCTGCACGTTTTGGAGGAATGGATGGTCCTATGAAAAAAGCTAATGGAGAGCCTACACGTTTAGCTCTAGCTCTTAAGAAGTGGGGCTTTGGCAGTAAGGAAGCTGCTAGAAAGTTTGCAGCAAAACATAAAAAGAAAAAAGAGGGCGGAGGATTCCTAGAGCCGCCAGTTGAAAATATATTTGAGTAATGAGTGTATATAAAGAAATATCAAGTAAAGCTATTATTAGAAAGGTTATGCGCGACCTTAAACCTAATAACGCTAACTGGATTGATGACGCTGTAGAGTGGATTGGTGAAGCTTTAGAGCACATTGGTGCGTCTGCGCAATTGTGTCAAAAACAATGTGTGTTGGATATTAAAGACCATAAGACGCTACTGCCGTCAGATCTTTATTTCATTAATCAGGTAGCTGTTAATAACACTGTAACACCTGCTTCGTCTACAGAACTAGATGAGGTAACTAGACAGGTTAGAGACTTAAAAGCTACTATTGCAGAGTATAATGCAAACTTAGAAGACAAGGTCAATAAGTCTGCAGACGGTACTTTTACATCTGACATTACAACCACAGACTTAGAGCTCTATGACACAAACTACAAGTCAAATGTTACAGAGCTACGAGAACTTATTAGCAGGATAACCGTTTTAGAGGGGATCTATTTTGGGGACAGTGCTGCACTAAAGCCTTTGGCATATGGTGCAAGCACTTTCCATGCTAGTATGCACTGCGAAGGTTGTAGTAACGAGTTTGCTAGTCACAGAGATAGCTACATTGTAGACTGTGATTACATCAAAACGTCTTTTGAATCAGGTAAGATCTGCCTAAGCTATATGGCATTTCCTACCGACGCTGACTGTTTCCCATTGGTACCAGACGATATTAGCTACAAAGAGGCTATGTTCTGGTACATATTTAAGCAGCTATTATTAGGCGGTTACGATAAACCTACAAACAGAATAGACTACAATTTTGCAGATCAGAAGTGGAGATACTACTGTACACAAGCAAGGAATGCAGCTAACTACCCAGACATTGACAAGTATGAATCATACATGAATCAATGGGTGCGCTTAGTTCCTGATGTAAACGCGCATGAACTTTTCTTTGAAAACCTAAACGAAAGAGAAACACTATATAGAGGATAATGGCTAAATACGTACAAGGCTTAAATAAAGACACAGGTCCAATAGATCAACCTGAGGGCACTTACAGGTATGCAAAAAATGCAATCCTAAGTAAGCGCGTAGGTGCAGTAGTAAATGAACATGGTAATTCTACACACGTTAGTATAGGAGACGGTCATATTATCCTTGGTACTATTGAAATTACCGATGGTCGTATTATTGTGTTTTCAACTACTGTAACTCAACCTCAGGACGGACTTGAAGTACCAGGACAGTCTCGTATTACAGTTATAGATAATGGAGTAGCTACTATTGTTTTGCAAACTGAAGCAGGTGCTGCGCCAGGCGGTAATGATTTTGATTTAAAATTTAATAAAGACTATCCTATTGAAGGTACATATAAGTTAGATGCAGATCAAAATCTTATAATTTACTGGACAGATAACTACAATTTTCCAAGGACATTAAATGTTACTAGGCAGTTATCTTTTCAAAGTGAAAGCAATCCTTTTTTCTACACTATACTATACAATAAGCATCCAGAATTTCTTAGCAATAATACTAATTACATAGATAGACTAAACTTGTTTCCGCACGCTGGGCCAGTTCCTAGAATTGAGTTTGGGTCTATTGCTAATGGAGGCGCATTAAAGTCAGGAACTTACTTTTTGTTTCTAGCATATGTAGATGAAAACTTTACGCAGACAAACTTTGTATCATACTCTTTAGGTGTGCCTGTTGTAGAAGATGACGAGGCTGTTAGGCCTATTGAAAGGTATGACGGGTGCCCTGCTGATTCACAAACTGGTAAATCTATTGTATGGAACGTTAGTAATCTTAATAGAGATTACGAATACTTACGTCCTGTAGTAGTAGTTAGGATTTCAGAAGAAGCAGAATTTGCATATAAGCTTAATGACATAGATATTTCTGACACTACTACTACTATAACATTTTCTATGCTTGAAGGCTATGAATCTAAATCAGTAGAAGAAGTAATTGTAGATACTGTTTCTTATGAAACAGCAAAAACACTTGCTCAGCTTGATAGTGTATTGTATTTAGGGAATCTTTCAGGTACTAAAGATGTAGGCTACCAAAGATACGCTAATGCAATAGGACTTTCTAGCCGTGTAGAAACTTTAGATCCATTTGATCCATACGAGCTAAGTATGGACAATTTAATGTATGGGTATTTAGACGAACATCCAGATCCTGGTATAACAAAAGAGCAGGGGTTTAGAGATATAAATAACTTAGCATCTAGTACAGACAATAAAAGAGGATATACTAGAGACGAAGTATATGCATTTTACATAGCGTTTATTCTTAATGATGGATCTATGTCGTATGCATATCACATTCCAGGACGTGCACAGCTTACAGGGATAGACACACGTGACATTGGAAAGTTAGGAAGTACGTTTTCTAATGAAATGGAAAACACTGAACCTAGTGAAGGATACTCTGAAACTAGTCCGGTGCAAGATAACAAGCTACTAGATATAACAAATGAGTCAGGACAGCTGTTTCATTTTTATGACATGTCAAAGATAAACGGGGCTAAGGATATGAATTTTTGGCAAAACAAAAATGAAGTATATCCTAATACTGAAGACTATCTTGTATATGATGGAGCAACACAAATTGGAGATTTAAGAGGACAGCCTGTTAGGCACCATCGTATGCCTACAAATTGGAACGATGAAAGGTCTTCTATTGCTGGAGACAATGTAAATCTTTATGCTATCCAAACAGAAACAGTAACTAATGTTTATTACTTTGCTTGTGGTGAAAGCCCTTCTGAAAATAACGATGCTTGGGGAGAAGAGGCAGGCAGTGAAAGCCCTCCGGTTGTTATTATGCCATTTAGCGACCAGTACGTTGCAGGGCCAGATGGTGTTATAACTGAAATAGGAAATCCAAGTGATGACTGGATGACTGCGTCACAAGGTTACGAAAACTTTCAAGATGACAACGATTGGATTTTTGCTGTTCCAGATGAAGGGCAACAAGGACAATTTGTATGGACTAGGGGGCCCAATAGTCTGAGTGCTACTGGGCACGTTGGAGCTACAATAATTGAAGTTAATGATGATGGTATACACGTTGAACAAGAAGAAGGAGACGGAGCAATTGGTGGAACTAACCCTGTTAATAGTAATGTTGATAAGATTATAGCAGCTTATTTTGTATGGGCTGTTACAGAAACAGTAGTAACAAATGCACGGGGTACTATTTCTCACGACGTTAGACCTTTAGGTGTAAAACTTGATAATATAAAAATACCCCAGTCTATTGCTGATAAAGTTCAAGGATTTAAAATTTACTATGCAGAGCGTAATCACGCTAATAGAAGAGTACTCGGACAAGACTTACTTAAAAATACTAAACAAGATAAAGAATGGGATGATGCTGAACTATCTGCATGTGATGATCAGCCAGGAAACGGGGAGCGTGAAGCATTTATTTTAGCTCCTGGCACATTATATGAAAATAAAATAAGCGAAGCAGTTTTTCACGACCACTATCTGCTAGAGAAAGCAAGAAGTTTAGTACCTTCAACACATACAACACATGAGTATTCTGTAAGATTTATTTCTTTTAGAGGGCCTGGGCACTTTTATTCTGATGTAAACGATGATTTAACTCAAGCTTGTATGCAAAAAAGAAGTCACGTATCGTTGCATCTAGGTACAGAATACGATAGAGCATCTAGTGGTAATCCGCATTTGCATTTTCCACTTAGAGAAAAGTGCAAAACATATTTACAATCAGACGCTATTTTTGATGGTAGGTCTTTAGGCTTTGGTAAACGAATATATAATTTAGGCGGAGAGTCATGTATAATGCTAGGCTTTGATACTGAAGATAGGAATGTGAGTTACAACTTTAGAGAAGCTGGAGAAGGAGCGTCGTGGCACCAAGTGCCTGGAGCGCAGAGTCAATTTTCATATGCATCTGCAGAAAATAACAGTTCTAGTAAGAGTGTTAAAATGCAGATACATAATCTACAAGCATTTAAAACAGATATGTATTTATCGTTTGATACTCAAGAGCTTGTGTGGACAGGGTATGAAGTTTTAGGAGATGATATAAATAACTTTATTGTAGGCGATACTGGTGATACACCAGATTCCTGGACTGGAGAAACTGATGTAATTTTTGGAGGCGATACTTTCTTGTGCAGACATGGTTATAGATTAACACACAGGCCTGAGCTTGGTGGCGTTTCGCCTAAAGACCATAAATGTCTGTTATACACAATTGCAGAATCTAGCACAAACATTAACTTTAGACATGAGACTGGTGTAGATACTTCGTATTTCCCTGGCAGCCCAGCTAAAAAAGTACTTGATATAAAAGCTGAGGTAGACTTATCAGACGTTGATAATATGAAGTATAACTCTGTCTACGACTTAGGTGTAGCAGATGTTAAACCTGCAATCCCATTTCCACTTAGAGAAGCTGACCCTACTATCTTTAAGACTAGAATACAAAGATCTGCTAAAGCAGACGATACTAGTTTAATAGATAATTACAGGGTATTCCTAACATTAGAGTTTAAGGATATGCCACGTAATCGTGGAGACATTTGGAAGCTTGTAGTGTTTAACAACCTTATGTATATACATACTGAGGACAGTATATTTAAAACAAAAGGTAAACAGACTTTACAGCTGCAAGATGGTTTAGAAGCGTTTGTAGGCGGAGGTGACATATTTCAACAAGCGCCAGACGAACTAATGCAAACAGAGGCTGGCTACGGTGGTACTGTATCTCAATGGGTATCATTAGTTTGTCCGCATGGATATTTTTGTATGGACTACAGAAATAAAAAAGTATTGCTAGTTAAAGACAGAATATACGATATTGGAAAGTCAGGCCTAGAAAATTGGTTTAGGGATAACATACCATATGCTCTAGTAGAGTATGGGCTGCCAGATGATTTTGACAATCCTATACAAGGAATTGGATTTCACGCAACATGGGATGAGCAGTTTGACAGAATACTTTTAACTAAGAGAGATTTAAAGCCTACGCAACTATTTATTGATGCATACACTACTACGGTAAACGATGAAAATATGGTTTGGAGCGATTCTTTAAATCAATTTGTACATAATAAGCCGTTACTAGATGTTCAGGGTAATTATGTTATTAAAGAGTTTCCTGTCTTATGGACAGACACAGATTACTTTACTAAAGACGGGTGGACAGCATCTTTTGATGGAGAGTTAAATATCTGGGTATCTTTCCATGACTACATTCCTTATATCTACAGTTACACAAATGACTTTATTGTTTCTGCAAATGAAGGCTCTTATGATTTGTGGAAGCATAAGCAAACATTTTCTGAGGATTATAATGACTTTGGCTTTCATCCTGGTAGATTCTATGGCACTACATTCCCATTTGAGTTTGAGTTTATATACAATAAAGCTAAAGATGATGACAAAGTTTTCTATAGCTTTAACTATACATTAGATGTGTATAGTGGACTACAAGGAGGAGTAGACGGTAGAGGACAAGTTCTTAAGCATAGGCCAGGATTTACTAGTTTCTATGTGTATACAACACATCAAATATCTGACGAACAAGAGATTGAGTATATGATGAATGTACGTCGTATTGGAAATGAATGGAAAATAAATAAGTTTAGAGACTTAGCAAATTTAGTTAATTCAGGAGATATTGTTTATTACGGTGACGGTCCTGGGCATAGTGGAAGTAACTATGGGCTAACGGGTGTAAACGTTGCAGGAACAATAACAGAAACTGTACAAGTAACTAGTTCAAATACTATGTTCAATGTGTCAGGAATGAATGAAACTATAAACAATAGTTTTATAGATGTTAATAAATCATGGAACACGCAGAGAAAGTTTTCAGATAAATGGGTAGGAATTCGACTAATTTGTAGTAATTCCGATAAAAATTTAATAAATTTGTATGCTACGGACGTAGCTGCAAAAAAATTCTATAGGTAATAATGGCAAGGAAAGGACTATATTATAATATAAATAAAAGAAAAAAGGCAGGTACGTCTAGGTCTAAAAGTAAAAGCACTATTAGCGATAAAGCTTATGCTAACATGAAAGCAGGCTTTCCTAAAAGAGCAGGGGGCATGCGTTCCTATCTAGCAGGCGGTTTACAAGCGCCTCCTATGTACGGGCCTAATGTAATTCCAGGCCAACAAGAAACAGCAGCTACTGTATATCAACAATCTAGTGATGAGCTTTTAGACGATTACGCAAGACAGCTAATCGAGACACAGCAGGACACATCTTACATAGATGATGCACAAGCTAGACTTCAGCAACAGCAGCAGAACATTGCTGCGGGAGAACAAGCAGTTGTAAAAAGTGGAGAAAAGCTTGTAGATACTTTAGAAACGCGTAATGCAATGTTAGAAGAGGCTGGGCAGCTTACTCCTGGACAAATTGCAACGTCAATATCTAAGTACGATCCTAGCTTAATTAAGACAGGTAAAAATCTTTATGACATGCCAGGTCTAGATGCTGCTCCTAGAGGAACAGTTGCAGTAGCTGACGCTAGCGGACAACCGCTAATGTCTTTAAAGCCTGGCACAACGTTGCAAGATATACAAGCACAAGCAGCTGCCGATACGTTTGCTGGTACTGCAGTGCAAGACGCAACAGTAACTGGCGTATCAGGAGGTAATGTTTTACAAACTGGAGCATCTAAAGCGGCTGCAGCAGCTGAAGGAGCAAGTGGAAGTGCTGGTATTGCAGGTTCTACAGCAGCGGGGATTTCATCTACTATGGGCGCTGTAGCTCCTTATGCAAAAGTAATAGGAGAGGTAACAAAATATGTCGCAGACGATGATGACCCAACTACATGGAATGTAGGAGAAGCAACAGGTGGTATATTATCTTCTGCTGCAACTGGAGCGTCAGTAGGGGGAACGATAGGAGCAGCTATTGGTGGACCATTAGCTCCAATATCAGGGCTTATAGGTGGAATTGCTGGAGGACTGTATGGAGTAGGAAAAGGTCTTGTTGAAAGAGGCTCTGCCTTAAAAGCAGAAGATAGGGCTCAAGCAAAGCAAAAAGCTGCTGAGTCTAGAATTGGCGCACGAATGAGGCAAGAAGCTATGAAGTCTAGAATGTATTCAGGTTATGACTTTGGGACAGACATGGCTAAGATGGGAGGAGAAAGAAAGACTAGTTCTAAGAGACTTTTAAAGATTTCTAAAGAGCTAGCTAAAGCATCTAAGATGCATAAGGGGCAGTCTGAACGAGTAGAAAAAATTGCAAACAAGTACCAAAACGCAGGCTTTAAGGATAGAGCATATAATAAAATAGCTGGATTAGTACATATAAGAAATCAAAGGATTGAAGATATAGCAAAAAGTATTCCAGGACTTAGTGATGCTTTTAAAAATATGTCTTTAGAGGATAGAGGTAATTTACTAAATACGATAAATCGTACAGAATATAATGTAAATCAGACAGTAAAAGAAAATCAGAAAGAGGGCACAAATTTTGGATTTTGGGACGCTGTTCGTATTGCTAGAGGCGCAAAGGTATCGAATTTAAGACCTCTGAGAAAACAGATGGGCATGAGTAAAGCAGAGTTTGCAAGAGCAATAAAAGATGCTGTTGTAAGCAATATTCAAACAACAAATAAAAATGTAGATCCAGATACTGTTAGTGAAGAAGCAGATAAGTATTATGCTATGGCTAAATTGCCATTAATGGGTTTAGACTATAGGCAGGGGGGTTTAAAAACCTTTGGTACGGGAGGCGTAAAACTACCAGGAGGTATGATGAAACCTATACCAGGATCTGATGCGGTAGAGTTTAAAGGTGCAAGCCATGAGAAAGGCGGTATACTTTTAGATCCGCAAACTGAGGTTGAGGGAGGAGAAACAATGGATAAAGTAAATATGAAAAAACAAGGCGGTAAGCGTGATTACTTTTTCTCTCAGCACTTAAAGCTAGGCGGAAAATCATTTGCGCAAAGACATAAAGACATACTTCGTAAAGGAGGTAATCAAAAAGATATTAATCTACTAGCTAAGATGCAAGAGCGTGCAGCTGGTAGAAACCCTGATGCAGTAGAAATGCGTGCAGGAGGTCCTAGAAAATTCCAACTCGCAGGATTTAACCCTGGTGTAAATCCATACGATACTGAAAGCGATCCATATGGCCCAGATAATCCTAATAGCGCATTAAATTCTGTAAATGCATATGGAGGACTTATTCGTAGAACTCGTACTAGTGGTATGGAATCTTTCATACTACCAGATGGAACAGTTACAATGCCTGGATCAGTTGAACATATGCAGGCATCTGCGTTTTATAATATCCAAGCTCCTATAAGAACTCAATATAAAGAGTCAGAGTATTTTGAAAGTAGAGACCAAGAAGGTTTCCTTACTGGAAAAGCGTCTCAGGAACAAGACAAGACTCCACCTACTAATAATAATCAGTCTAACACTGGTGGAGGATCAGGCAGTGCAGGGCCAAGTACAAGAGGAGAAGATATGTTAAAGTTAGAAACGATTCCTGCTAGTGAACTTACTCTTCTTAATCGAAATACAGATGGCTCTTATGATTATGACGGAGACCCTAATACTCTTAATGATAGAGATGACAAAATTCTTATGGAGCGTAGCACAGTTCCTAAAGAAGATGGCACTATAAGCACTAATGAAACTACTAAAGGAGCAGATGGTCTAACTAGAGCAGAAAAGAAAGCTTTAGACAGACTATATAAAGATGTTCCAAACTTAGCTATTGCAGCAGGTGTTGCTCAGTTAGGGCCTGCTATGTACGCTATGCTACATAAAGAAAAGGCACAAAAACTAATGGGGGCTCCTGGTAGGATTAAAGCTCCTAACCTAGATAGAGTAAGCTATAACGCAGAGCGTATGGCTAACGCTGCAGATAATAGAGCGTTAAATAGATTTATTGAAACTAGCGGAGGCGGGCCAGCTAACATTATAAGTAAGATGGCAGCTTACAGACGTAAGCAAACTGGCGATATGCAAATTGCTGCAGCAGAAGCTAAAGCTAACACTCAGATTGCAAATGCTGAAGCTCAGATGGGTATGCAGGCAGATATACAAAATGTTAGAAACAGAATGCAAGTAGACAGCATTAATACACAGCTTAAAGAGCAACAAAGAATTGCTGAAGAAAATCAGAAGATGATGGGACTTGATAGGTTAGCATCAGGAGCTGCTGGTTTAGCTGGAGATGTTATGAGCTATCAAGCAGAGCAGGCCTTAGCTAGATCTGCGGGCACTTTTGGAGTCTATGAAAGAAATAGAATACGCCAAATGCTGCTAGGCAAAATCAACGAAAGAACAGGTAAGCCGTATACCAATGAAGACATTGCTAAAATCTTTGGTATTAAAATTAACGAGCCTGTACCAACTGGTAATACAGAAACCGAAGAAACAGAGTAATGAGAAGGTACCAACTAACCCCATATCAAACGGTTTATAGAGACCAAAACAGTGTTAAGATTAATGAGACACTGCGTCAAAGGTTTGAGCAAGCATTTAATGCGGATGACGCTATTGCTGGTGCTGTAGATCAAATGACAGTTGCTGACTTTGAAGGAGACCAAGCTTTAAAGATGCAGCTAGAAAATGACACTCGGAATGCTTTACAGGAGAGAGCAGCTCGTGGCGACTATGAAACAATGGGTATGGATGTAGCTAGAAGTGCTAGAGACTTCCAGACTAGGTACACTCCTTTGGAGCAGAACTATAAGAAGTTTGCTGCATATCAAGAGGCTTTAAAAGAGCTACAAAACTCTAAAATTGGAGAAGGTGGAATATATGATCAAACTGCACAGTTAGCTTTAGCTGCTTCTATGCATGACTATAAAGGTCTGCAGACAAATGAAGATGGTAGTATTGATGAAGGAAGTTTTTTTAACGGTGTAAACTTAGTTGGAGATGTAGATATTAGTGCAGAGTTTGATAAGGCAATGCAGGGCTACAATGCGCGTAAAGGCGGTACGGAGACTAAGCAGCTTGCGCAGACACTGTACGACAGGGATGGTAAAATTATAGGTCAACCTGGACAATGGGCAATAAAAAGAGGCACAGAATGGGAAATAGTTCCTAAAGAAGACATAGATGTAGTTATGCAAGACCTGTTAAGTAGGCCTGATGTGCAGTCTTCTCTTAACCAGTTTGCTTCGCTTAGAACGTATAATGTAACTGACGAAGACATTCAACAGCAACTTCTTGCTGCGTTAGACGGAGACATAAATGACCCAGATAATATGGGAGGACTTAGGGGCATGCTGCAAAAAGCTATTAGTGAAGGAAAAACTGAAGAAGCTGCTGCCTTAGAAGCACAGATAAAAAGGTATAGCGAAATGCTAGAGGGTACAGGAGTAGAGACTCCTGAAGAAATGATGGCTCTTCGTAAACAGTTTATGTTACAATCTGTAAAGAATTCTGAAATAGAAAGAGAGTATGGAGCTGCCTACGCTAAGTATGTAAGAGAAAATGTATGGACTAATGAAGACATTACTTATGATGACCTGTTCGTGGCAAGGTATAAGCATGAACTAGAGTCATATTTACCTGAAGTTATGGTCGACAGCGGTGTTACTCAAATTAACAATCCTGGTGGAGCAGATCTAAAGAGTATTAATGCGTACTTAGAATCAAGCCTTCTACAAGAAGACAGTTTACTGCAGACTATTAATGAGCAGCTAGGCGCTGAACGTCCTCTTACTGCAGAAGATATATTAAATGGCACAAATATTCCTGCTAACGCTAATCCAGCTTTAGTAGAGCAATATAAATCTCAACTTCAGTCTATAAGGATTCAGAGACATTTGCAAGAAGAAAGGATGGCAGATGCTGCTGCAGTAACAGGAGAGAGTGAAGAAAAAAGGCAGTCTGACATGCGAGCAGTTACAGGTGCACAAGAGCTTTTTGATGTTATAACTGGCATAATGCCAGACACAATAGGTAATGAAGAGCTGCAATGGGATATACTGAAGGCATATATGGGAGGTCGAGTCGCAAATAAAGACACTAATTACGAAAGTGGGTACGGTGAAGATGGCGTATATAGAATCTCTATGGACGATTTAAAGTTGCTAGCTAGTGGCAGAAACGCAAGAGCGCACAGTGGTAGCAAGGAAGATGGGACATTTGTCCCAGGATGGGAGTCCGTACGAGGATTTGGATATTCAACCAACTGGTTTGGGTTAAAGGGTCCTCTATCTATATTTGGCCCTGAGAATTTGGCAGATAGGCAGTTTGCTGATAGAGACGTTGATGATATACTAGCTGATATGTATGACGTTCGTGAGGTGTCAGATGACCTTCTTAATGCAGAACTAAAGAAAACTGAAAAATTAATAGCAGGAGACATGGTAAGCACCAATGCTCCAGGTTCTACAAATGCAGAGGTTAGAGCAAATACTGCTGCTATGAAAAATGCATTTGTTGGCAAGGTTTTACCTGAAAACTTTAAGATCTACTACGATGGGCAAGTACAAGAAACTGCTAATACAGAAGGCTATGGTACTAGAGCTGCATTAAAGGACGTTATGGAGATTGTCGACACTCCTAAAGTAACAGATATTAAGTATCCAAAAACTACAATAGGCGGCATGCAAGTTCTCCAATTTACTGTAGAAGGTAAAAATGCAGATGGTCAGCTAATTAGTAAAGACATCTTAGTTCCTACGAGTAACCTAGAACAGTCTGGCTTAAATGTACTGTTTACTAACCCACTTTATAGAGTAGAGCAGGAGTTAGATATGCACCGTGTACATGGACGTCCTGGAGCTATTTTAGAGTTCTTAGATGAAAATGGTATTGTTACTGGGGCTTTAGAATATGTATTTGAAAAAGAAGGAAAAGCTACAGGCGGGATTGTTAACATTTTAGATGCAGACGGTAATATTATATCTGGCGGCACTGTAAGTATGGGGTCTAATGCAGTTGCTGAAATTATTGAGCAAAATATAGAAGACAAGCAAACATTTAGAACCAGACTTCCTAAGTAATATGGCAGAAGAAAATACATCCCTTGTAAATCCTATGACTGGATTGACTCTAGGAGAACAAGCTCCTGGAATAGATTCAACTTCTGGAGAAGACTTACTAGTAAATCCTATGACTGGGCAAACTCTTACAGGAGCTGCGCAAGTAAAGGGACTTACATTTGGAGGTAAGCCAGGAGAGTTAGCTGCACAAATGCAGGGACATACTTGGACTAGAAGAACTGGAGATGACTTATCTAAGTATCAAGCTTATAACGTTGCATTAGGACAAGATTTAAACTGGGATGAACAGAGAGCTCGTAACCAATCTACAGCAGAAAAATGGGGTAGAGGATTATCTAAGGCGGGAGTTACTACTCTAGGAGCTATAGCAGAAAATACAATAGGAATATTATTTGGGCTTGGGGAGCTTGCAACAGGTGGTCAATATTATGACAATGTAGTTGGTCAAACTGTAGACAGCGCAAATGAGTGGATGCGTGAGCATTACCCTAATTACTACACTGAATCAGAGATGAATATGACAACTCTGCAAAAAATGGGGACAGCTAACTTCTATGCAGACACTGTTGCAAATGGATTAGGATACAGTCTTGGAGCTGTTGCAACTATGTTTTTAACTGGAGGGACAGGGTATGTAGGAATGGCGGCTAAAGGAGTTCAAGCAGTAGGTGCAGGTAGCAAGCTATTAGGTATGTATAGACTATCTAAAGCAATTACTCAAGGTACCAAGCTAGCATCTACTTTAGCAAAAGGAGCGGGAATTAGCAAGTCTGCTTTAAGAGCAGGGCAAATGCTTGACGCAGCTATTATGATGTCTCTTGCAGAATCTTCTGTAGAGGCAAGAGAAACTAAAAGAGGAGTGCATGACGATCTTGTACAACAGTATTTAGAAGACAATGGTTTAGATTATGAGTGGCAAATACCAGATGCAGAAAAAGTTAAAATAGACAAAGCTGCAATCTCTGCAGGTAATGCAAACTTTGGACTGAACATGGTTGTTACTAGTGGTACAAACGCCTTAATGTTTGGTAAGATGGCGTTAGGATTTAAAGGCGCAACTAAAGCTAATAAAGACGTCATATTTGACGCAGCCAAAAGAGAGGTAGTTGATACCCTAGCTGAACGAGGTGTAATGCGTACTGCCCTCAGCAGACTAAAGCCAGTTGCCATAGGAGGTCTAGAAGAGGCAACTCAAGAGGGTTTACAGTTTGCGTCTAACATATACTCAAGCACTCTTCATACTGATAAATATCATGACGGAGGAGTAGGTGACAGATGGGGCGCAATGATGAAAGGACTCTCAGAAACTTTTGGTACACAAGAAGGTAGAGAGTCTATGCTAGTAGGTTTTCTTACTGGTGGCCTAATGGGAGGTGGAGGAGCTGCAGTTAGAGGAGAGTACAAAAATAGAAAGGCTGCCGCAGCAAATTTAAAAGCTGCTATTGATGCAGGGTACTTTGATAACATTATGGCAGCTGCACAGGCAGAAAATGCAAATGCAAGTTACATACAGCAAATGCAAGATGCTCTAAGTAGAGGAGACCATAAAGGGTTTAAAGATGTCCAGATGAAGATGATCTTTAATAATGGGCTCAATATTCTTGATCAGGGAGGGTTCGATGTGCTTATGGAAAAGCTAGAAGACTCTAAAAGCATGTCTGAGGGAGAGTTTAAAAAGATGTATGGATACACAGGCGTAGATTCAAACGGCAATACGCTATCTCTTGCAGATCAGGCGGGCGGACAAAGTCAAGCTCAAATAGTAGACAATCTTAAAGGTAAATTAGAGCAGTTAAAAACTACGTACGAAAACGTTAATGAAATGTTTCCTCTGCCTGACAAGACTAAAGGTCTGCCTAGAATGAGGATGACTGAGGCAGAAAGAGCTGCAGAGGATACTGTCTATAACCAACAACAAGCGTTAAGAAACGAGCTAATCTATAACGGTGCACTTATTACAGATAGAAATGCACGTATGGAGTCTTTGCAAAAAGACATGCAGCAAGTTATTGACAATGACCCTGCACTTAAGAACTCTGGCATAGATGTTAAAAAAGCAATATCTGAAGCCTTTGCTGAGGAAGATGTTACTCTTAGCGAGGAGACTCCTTCTGCTGAAGAGTATCTTGTAAAAAGAAATACTGCAATAGCTACAGCATTAAAAAACATACAGGACCAAATGCTGGGCCCTAATGGTAGTGCAATAGCTGCGGATAAGTTTGGCCGACAGGCAAATGACTATATAGGTCTTATGTCAGATACAGACCGTGCATTAAATGCTTATAATAAACTAGTATCTGATCCTTTTTACCGTCAAGCTTTCCAAGAAGAGGTAGCAAATAATGAGCGTATTGCTAAAGAACAACAAGTTCAAAATAGATTAGACGAAGCTATTAGCAACTCTGCTACAGCAGCAGATCTTGTTGCTAATTCTCCTGATGTAAACGACTTGACGCCTGCACAAAAGCAACAGCTTGAGGACAAGCTAGATGCACTAAACGCAGCAGAGAAGGCAGCTGCAGATAACTTTATACAAGAGAGAATTAATATGTCTCTCGAGGATAGACTAAAAGATTTAAAAAACATAGATCCAGAAAGTCTTAGTCCTACACAACGTGCAGGGTTAACTAGAGCTATAACAGAAACAGAAGCAGCCTTAAACAAGCAGAAAGAAGGACAGCCTATAGAAGAAAAGGTTGCTGAGGCTATAAATGCGGGCGTCGCAGAACCTGTAGAAGATGCATTTAAAGAAGAAAACCTTGGAGGCGTAACAGCAGCTAGTGCAGATGGTAGAGAATTTATTATTGATGGTAAACGATTCTTTAACCGCAGAACAAATCCACTAGATGCAATAGAACGTACAAGAGACGGCGGTATAAAAACTGTCAGCTTATTCGATGAGCAGGGCAACAGACATGTTATATGGGGTCCTCAGGATAGAGTAGAAACACTGGCTTACCACATTATTCTATCTGAAATGGCAAAAGTAGAAGGCCAGCCTACTATAAACCGTGAGCAAGCTTTGTTAGAAAAGAAAGCTGCAGAAGAAATTATTAGAAGGAAAGCTACTACTGGTAAACATGGTAGCAAAACTACACCAGCCTTAAGGCAAGAGATATATGAATTAGAACGGCTGTTTGATGCAGCTCTGCAAGCTTCTGATAATCTGCGTACATCTTATATACAAGAAGCAGGTGCAACTAAAGAAGATCTAAAAAATGATCCTGAACTAAAAGCGTTAAACAAAGAAATGCGCTCGTTGACTGCGCGAATTCGTGAGATGAAAAAGGTACTAAAGTACCGTAGAGAATCTGTGACTCCTACATCTAACGAGATACTTCGTGCAGAAAATAAAGCAATGCAGGTAATTGAAGATCATGAAAATCAAATTACTGAACTTCAAAGCCAAATAGAAGTATCTAAGGAAAAAGGCCTTGATGCAAAAGCTAGAGTCGAGTCGTTAAATGCTGCAAGCACGACAGAAAAGGCTACAGATGAGTGGATTGCTAGTAAGAGGCAGGCCGTAAAAACTATGGACACTGAAAGAGCTGCAATCCGAGAAGCTCAAGAAAGAATTAAAGAACTGCAAGCTGCAATAGCTGTAGAGCAGCAACAATTAAAACGTTTAGAAAATGAAAGAAGTAATGAAACTGCAGGACCTCGAGAAGAGGCTGAGCTCTCAGACGCAGCAAGCGCTGAAAGGGAAGACAATGCAAGAGAGAAGGCTGATACTAGAGGAGAAATTGAAGGCGCGAGGGCTGATGTAGAAGGTCCAGTAGAAGAAAGCGTAACTGCTCCTACAGATAATGAGGCGCTTAAAATTGAGCAGGCTATAAATAACGAGCCTGTTCCAGATAACGACACAGGACAAGCTGGAGAACAGCTTGGTCTATTTGATGACATGGATGATGCTAGCTGGGAAGACGTTGATCCAGCTGCTCCTACATTTGGAGATGCACTACAAGAAGCAGCACAGACTGCAGTGCCTCCTAACGAGGCTCCTACAGGAGGTAATATAGGGGTAGGCATGGCTAACGACGACAATGTAATAAGAAGAAAAGAAACTAACTATAAGTTTGTAAGAATAGCTTCTCCTAACGGCGCAGTAGAAACTAATGAGGATGTTCTAAATGGAGATGCAACGGTACTTATTCCTAATCGAGGGCTACTAGCTGCATCACCTGTAGGCACAGAAGTAGAGTTTCAATTAATCGAGAATGACTTTTTTAAAGAAAGCGGTCGTATGTCACCACGTATTCTTGCAGACGGATCTGTATCAGGAGCGTTTGATGTGGTGCCTATCTATGTAAAAATTAATGGAGAGATTGTAGGTAAGCTAGAAAAGTCTGACGGTGCATCTGCTGCAGACAGAAGGGCTCTTGTAAAAAAACTGCTGTCAGGAGAAAGAGTTACTAGCGTTATTAGCCAGAAAGCAGCTTCTCCAAGAAATCTTAATCATACAAGAGTGCAGACGCCTACAGAAGTAGATGCAGTTGGAGAGCAACAATATAGATACGATCCTTACTTCTCTAAACCTACTGACGTATTCCAAAAGAACGATGAAGGAAGTATTATTCTAGCTGCAGTAAGCGCAGATAGAGGAGTAAGTGCTTGGGTAACAGGTAATGAAGCTATTGATGCAGACTTAGGAAACCATCAAAACTTTGAAAACCTTACTTCTGGTCAAATAGCTGTAGTTATTAGACCTGAAAACAGTCCTGATGGTAAGTCTAAACTTGCTATTGCAAGCACTGCTAAGCTTAGCGGGCAGGCACAAAATGTAGTATTCAATAAGCTTGGAGAAGGAAACCTTGCGGACGCTGCAGAAATAGTAGCAAATAGTAAAACAGCAGACTCTAGAAAAAATGCTATGCAAAACAGTACTTTCCTAGAGTTTAATCAATTTGAAGATGGTACAAATTATATAGTGTACGGGTCTCCATCAAACAAGGCTACTGCTATGGTTCGTATAAATGAAAACGAGCTTACTAAAGCTATTCAAAGAGGCGGGTCACCAAGGTTTGACTTTGTACAGTACGATGAGTCAGCAGACACTTGGCGTAAAATGGCTCCAGCTGCTACTAAAGAGTTTCAGGCAAATTTCTCATCAACAGGCATAGTAGATTTATATGCAGAGATGGATAATAGAGGAGGTATAACGGCAGACTTAAGAAAGTTTTTAGAAAAGAAAAAGTACAATGTAGATATTGCAGCGTCAAATGCTAATGCGCCGTATGTATCTAAGGTAACAGGTATATCTTACGACAACTACCAAGACTACCTATTTGGTACTGACAACAATGCTAGTCCAGAGACTGGTGATATAGCTGGTAGGTTTGGACATAGCGCAATATTAACTACAGACGTAACAAACGTACGAGGTAGTGTGTTTAATAATATAGGAGTTAAGTTTGCAAAAGGCAACTTAAAAGGTACTACCGTGCAAGAGATAGTAGAAAACACAGAGTCTCCAAAAACTTCTAGCACTGAGCAAGAAGTAAATCTCGAAGAGCTGCGCAGGCTAATGGGACAAGGAGGTATGGCTAATACAATAGCAAAAAATCAATTAGATCAAGGTTGTAACTAATGGCGTGTAAAATAATAAGAGATAAAAAGACAGGTGCTGTTGTTGGAGTAAATGCTCCTAACGGTAAATCTTCTGAGCTGTACAAAGAGCTAGCAACAATCGTTGGTAATCAGGACGCTTACGAGATATATGCATATACACAAACTAAAGAGTTTACAGACTGGTTTGGTATGAAGTGGGATTCTAATCCTAAAGCGGCTGATAGTCTGTTTACTGATGATAATGGTGAGCCTAAACTTATATACGGCAATGGTAAGGTAGAGTGGATGAACACTAACGGTGATCTGCTAACTGTTACAAAAGCAGGAGTAGCTGCAAAAGCAAGAGCAAATGCACAAAGTATTGCAGTAACGAAAGCGCAAAACTTAGTTGATCCAGCGCTAGAAACAGAGATACTAGACATTGCATCTACATTTGTGTCTGAAGCACGTAAGCAAAATCCAGAGTTTTTTAGAAACCCTAATAGTGTAAATGATTTCTTTAACCCTGGTCTAGATGCTAAAGGCAAGCCTATAGATAACGGCACACTTGCAAAAATGCTATTAGGTGAAAGTTTTGAGGGCCTTAGCAGATCTCAAGAAGATCTTAACACAGCAGTAGACCTATACAATACCTGGAAAGAAAGTGGTAGAGACTTTAATGCCCTACGAAATAACTTACCTGAAGGAGTAACACTTACGCCTGTAGGAGAGATAGTATTTTTTGACGTCTACGATAGATGGAACAGTCAAGTTAATGAAGCTACAGGCAACATTGAAACTGTAGGGTGGAGAGATAAAATACAAGACCGCTTGGCTAACCATGGAATGAAGATGACTAGCGAAGGGGAAATGCTAGTAGAAATGGACGAGACTCCTGTACGTATATACAGTGTAGCAAGACTGCAAGAAAACCCTAGAGATCGTTTATCAGCTGAAGCTAAAAGCGCTCTTGCAGGAATCAAGTACGATAATCCAAATTCTATACTAAAAAAATTATTAGGCCAAGGCTACCAAACTGATATGCCTATTGATATGGTGTATGGAGAATTAGCGCAAGCTACAGCAGAGCAGCCAAGCTTTCCAGCTATGCTAGCAGAGTTAGAGCAGCGAGCTAAATACAAACCAGAACTTACTCCTATAGTAGAACGACTACGAGGGCTAGAGCCTAATCAGCAAGCAGCAATATTTTCTAACTTTGCGCTAGCTTACAAGCAGTTTCTTTTATTTAGAATAGAACGCGGGATAGATGCAGAGGGTAATGTAAAGGTTACTACTAAAATGTCTAACCCTAACGAGAACGATACAGCACGTCGTTACCGTACTAGATACAACAATAACTCTATTGAGAGGCAGGCTCCTAATCCTAGGGCTTTATACAAAGAAGATGCAGAAGGCAATTTAGAAGTAATCCCAGAAAAGCTAGCAGCTGCTGACAATGCTTGGGAACGACTAGAAAGGGCTACTACAAATCTTAGACCTAATGACCCAGTACCTAGTGAGGCAGTAGATGCATTAGGAGATTACTTATGGAGTTTAGGAATGCAGTACGGACCTACCTTAGAAACTACAAAAGCTAATTTAACTAGGTATTTTACGATAGGTGGATTTATAGGTGGCAGACCTGCAAATGGAATGTTGTTATTTAACAACTACATTAACCCATCGTACAGAGGTAAAAAGAAACCGCTGGCAAGTTTACGAGAAGTAGCTAGGCAAAATAAAAACATCTACACAAGAGAGGGGTCAACTATAAACAAGATAGCTTCTATAGCACCTCTGTTTGACAGTAAGTACATAGGATCTTTTATAAGTGGTACAAACAAATCGTACTACCCTGTAAACCTACCAACAACTTTAGACGAGGTAGTTTTAAATATAAAGTCTAAGCAAGGTAACGAGCTTCTGCAGACAATGCTGCAAGACCCTTTGTATAATCCAGGATCTGATTTCCGTCACCAGTCTGTTTTAGTAACACGTCTTTTAAATAGTCCTACTTTTAGAGAAGCGTTTGAAGAGGAAGGAATAAGATCTTTAGACTCTTTAAAAGAAGCTAACGGCAACATAAGTGACTACGACGAGCAGTCATCTAGGTCATCACTTATTGTAAGGCTAAATGCTTTTGCAAATAATAATAATGCATCGCTAACTAGAATAGCTATACCTACAATGCCTGGTAGAAATCTAGACTTTATGATCCAGCCTAGGTATGATAACCAACAAGCAGCAGGAGTATCTAAAGAAGATATAATTAAAGGGCTAATACTACAAGACTTAGCTAGGCTAGACCAGGCAGATAAACAGGTTAAACGTGCTAGACTAACAGGAGATACCTCAAAACTTATAGAAGGCTATCACTATAAAAAAGGATCTATTCCTACTAACGCAGACGGCACTATTTTTACAGAAGATGGAGCTCAACTAGAAGGTTTAAACTTGCATGAAGAGTATATGCCAGGAAGTCCTACTAGCAAAGAAGGTCTTAAACGCCTTGCAAGCCAAGTGGAAGAATATGTATCAGGCAATGAAAGATATAGAATCAGCCCTGCAGGTCAGCATTTTGAAGCTAGACTTAACAGTCTTGTAGAGCAAGTTAAAGATAAGCTTAACAAATACGAAGACGATGTTACTGCGCAAATAGAAAAGTTTGACATTACATTAAGAGAAGAAGTGCATACAGACATGTCTACTAGAAAAGACTTTGTAAAAAGCTTTGTCTTTAATGACTTTGTTGGGCGTATAGAAGCAGCTAAATTGTTAAGAGGCGGGTTTGGATTTACAAAAGACACTAAAGACTTCTATAAGCGTATGGCCCTAGTTACAACGCCAGGGCAAAAATTACTAATTGCTGGAGAAGCTAAAGGCGATCCTACGTATGGTATGATGCCTTATTACAACGCAATTACAGTAGCAGATTTTAACTTTATAGATTCAGATAGAGCTAACCAGGTTGCTGATAGAATGCGAGACAATTTAATTGCAGCAGGTAACAGCGTAGAAGTAGCTAACACAATATCTGAAAAGTATACTAATGCAAATGCGGGCTTAGAAAAAACTGATGCGCAGTCTTTTATTAGCACAGAAATGTACCGTGGTATAATGCAAGGAATGGGGCAATGGGGCGAAAGAGACAATCAGGCCTATGCAAATGATAAAGCTGGTTTGGGATGGGTAGATGATAATGGCAACCCTGTGTCTATTTATCCTATCAAGCCTTATCACGAAGAGCTTACGCTTAGAAATGGTACAATGACATTGTCTATGGATAAGAATTCATACACAATTGTTACAAACGAAATAGCAAACGAGTTCCCAGAGCTACGAAAAATGCACAACGCTATGGAAGGTGGTAAAGTGCACGTTATTAATATGCGAAGTGCTACTAAAGGAGCAAAAAGTAATGTGCAGGATTTACAAAATCAAGCAGAGCTAGATACGTCTAACGTTACTATAATGAACTCTAAAGGATTGCGCCTGCCTCAGATTATAACAAAGAAAAAGGCAGAGAAAATTCTAATGTCTAGGCAAATTAGAAAAAACATTATTGCTAACATTGTTGCAGATGCTAACTATACTGTAGATGGGCAGACAATGAAAGGCGCAGAAGTGTTTGCAAGATTCCAAGACATTGTATCAGAAAATATTTTAGAGGATACTAACAACTTTAATAAAAGTATGGGCATTACGCGTCTGCAAAAAGCTGAGCGTGATACGCAGGAGTATGCTGATGCAAAACTTGACCACCTAAAAAAGGTAAGAGACAGACTTGCACAACAAGTAAAAGACAGAGAGCTGCCTGCCAACTACCTAAAAGGTCTAGACATTGTACCAAACGGTAGATACGACTGGAGATTTAGAGTGCCTCTATCTTTCCCTAACTACCAAGCTAAGTTTGAGCAGATACTACTAAGCACTGTAAAGCAAGATATTTTTAATCAAATGATTAAGGGTAAAGAGCTAGTGCAAATAGCAGAAGCAGGCGGGCACGGTGTAGATGGAGAGCTAAGAATGTACGATGGAACTAATAGAGCAGAGGTTAGAATTAAAGCTAGTACCTTAGGGCTATCCCCTGGAACAGACATTGCAGATGTAGATCCAAAAGTTCTAGAAGTAATTGGGTACCGTGTACCTAACCAAGGTAAAAACTCGTCACTGCCGATAAAAGTTGTAGGCTTCTTACCTGAAAGTCATGAGAAAGCTATTATGGTCCCTGGAGGAGTTACAGTGCAGATGGGATCTGACTTTGACATTGATAAAATGTACATTATACAGCCTGAAACAGAAATAGTAGATGGTAAAATGCAGCGTGTAGGTGTAGACTTTGCAAAAGATCCATCTAAAATGAACAGGCAAGAAAGGGATACAGCATTATATAGTCTAATGGACAGTATAATTACATCTCCTACACACCTGCGAGAAGTGCTTAACCCTCTAGATGACCCTAAACTGTACGACCTAGGAGCAAACTTGCTTAGAGCAGGCACTATCGAAGACAGAAACCATCCACTTGTAGAGCTTACACAAGAGGAAAGAAATAAGTCTGGACAAAGACTAACCGGTCTATGGGCTAACTTCTTATCAGGTCACAATGTATTGTCAAACAATCCTCTCCAAAGTAAAGTTGCTATTAATCTTAATGGGGAATCGCTAAACATGCTAGGCATGATACAAGCGGTAGACGGTACATACGTAGACCAAAACATATCGTTATACCTATCTGCTGCAGTAGACGCAGCTAAAAAGCCTGTACAAGTAGATATTAATGATAACTTATACACTGTGCCTGTAGCTGGATTTATGCTAAGTGTAGGTGTGCCAGTGCAAGATGTAGTGCACTTCTTATCACAGCCTATAATACAAGAGGTAATAGAAGAATCTAAGGTTAACGGCTACGGACTGAATAGAATGTCTAAAGCAATAAGCACTGTAGCTAAGAAATATAAAGGAGTAGTGCCTGAATTAATATCTCCTATGAGCAGTGCTAAGTTAGAAGAGTCAGCGGTTGGGGCAGCAACAGAAGTAGAAGAACTTAATATTCCTGCAGAACAACTTGCATACCTTGGCAACTTTAAGCAATTCTTTGAAGTAGGTAGACAACTACAAACGTTAAATCAGCTAATAACTCCAGACACACTAGAGAATGTTAATGAGATGTCAGCTATTGCTGCACACCTAGAAAGAGAAGATGCATTCTTTAGAGATCCAGAGTCGTCTCTTATCAAAGGAGGAGCTGAATTTGTATCATCTAATAGAGATGGTACAAGACCTGTATATCCTATATCTATTGCATACCGTGGTATACTTCAAACAGCACTGAACACTGCGGAAACTGCAGGGCTAATTAATAACAGACCCGCGTTCTTTACATTTAAGCAAATACTAAAACAGGACCTAAACATTAACACGCTTACTCCTGCTCAGCATAAGTTTATAGACAAAGCCTTGTTCTTAAAAATGATGGCAGACCGTAACAGCCCGTTAGCTCCACTAATGTCAGAGCAAGCAGCACGTGCAATGTATACAGGACCAAACAATATAGCAGCTAGATTAACTGCTCTAAAAGAAAAGTATCCTGGCCTATCAAGAAACTCGTTTGTAGAATCTTTACAAGAAGATCCAGCTAACAATGATGCAAATGCAAAAGTGTTTAAAGTAAAGTTTGACAACTCTTCTGATTTAACTGCGCATGATAAGAATAGGTTATCTAACGATCTACTTCTTTTGGTGACTAGACCTGAAAGCTACGCAAACAATCAAGACAATGCGCAAGAAGCTGCAGAAATTAAACAACTAGGTAAAATGATAGTAGCAAACCAGCTACTGACAAACGGATTTGCTCCAGGACCTGGTGCGTATATTGATCTAATACCTGTAGAAGCGTTTACTACAAACATTCTAAGTGATAGTCCTATAGCGCTTACACCTATAGAGTTTTTTGCAAACAATGCAGAAACAACTTTGCTAAACGAAACCTTCCAAGACTTTGTGCATGACTTTGTAAGAAGCTTTGGTACTGCAAAGCCTGGAGGCAGAAACATACTACCTGTAGTTAGGTACAAAGGAATGCCTGGAACTAAGACTCCTGGCATACCTAACAGTGTACCAATGTCTAAGCAAACAGCTGTCCACACAAAAAATAAAGGATTTGCAGCATATTTCGTAACTTACCACCCTACTGAAGGACCTATTATGTATGTTAGAGAAAGTGCTAATCCATTTGTAGGCAACTACAAAAGGCTACAGCCTCTAGGTGTTCCTGGTAAAATGCATGAAATACTATCGTCTAAAGATTCTATGGATAGCATCATACCTAGCGAAGGCACAACAGATCTGCCTGGAGCCAACTACGTATCTGAGCCAGCAGCTAAAGACATAGTAATGCCTGAAAGTGTAGAACAACCATTAAAACTTTGTAAAGCATAATGCCTTGTAAATATTTTGTAGACGGAAAAGAAAGCAAACTGTACACAGAACTGTACGGCTACTTTGATAATACAGCTCCAGAAAAGAAGAGTGCTGAAAGAGTATATGAGATACTACGTGACAATAGTATACTACGCCGTAACGACGGTAACCTATATGTCGTGCAAGGTAAAGGTGTTAGTACTCAGCTAAAAGAGCTTGACCGTATTAACAGTAAATACCCAGGCCTAATAGATTACAACTTTATTAAGAAAACAGAGCCTACACAATACTCTCCTACAAATAGACTGTTTGGAGCAGCTATTAACGAGTCAGTGCTACAATCTATACCACAGGACGGCGAAGCAAATGCTGATGCAACATATCAGACACGTCGAGACATTGATGAGTACATGCGTAGCAGGGAAACTAGTGCGTTTGCACAAGACTACCAGCTAGATGAGATGGCTAGAGCTGAGAATACATCAGATCAAAGTAGAATGTCTCAAGGACAAAAAGACACAGAGGTCCGAAACCAGCAAAAGATTACGCACCTAAAGAATGCATTCTCTAAGGTAGGCATAGAAGTAGATGTTGTAATGGACCCAAGCCTAGACGTATTAGGAGAGGTACAACCGCATGAGGTAGGAGAGCCTGTTACTATAAAGTTTAATCCTGATATAATGGCGGACGACACAGTGTACCACGAGTTTGGTCACGTGTACATTGACCTGCTAGGAACTGACCATCCTGCAGTGGCTAGCGCTATAGCACAACTAAAGGGAACTGACCTGTATACACAAGTAGAACAGAAATATCCAGACCTACAGGGCGAGCGTCTAGACAAAGAAGTGCTAGCTACAGCAATAGGTTTAGAAGGAGCTAAGATTACTAGAAAAAATCCTAGCCCTATACAGGTTCTACTTAACAAAATATTTAGAGCTTTCTCTAATATGCTTAACAAGCTAGGGATTAAGTCTACACCTGCAACAGCTGCTACTCTTGCGCAGGAAATGTTTGCTAACGAGCTTAGGGCATCTGCAATGATTAACCCACTAAGTTCTTATGCGCAACAAAGTAGAGGCGAACAAAGATTAACGGATCTAGTAAACCAAGCAAAAATCCAAGTAGAGTCAGAGTTAAGAGCTATTAGAAACTTGCCTGAAGCTACTGAAGAGCAACAAAAAGCAAAAGAAAAAGCGTTAGATAGACAAGAAGTACTAAAAGTTACACTGTCTAATGTAAAGAAAGTAGAAGACCTATCTAAGTTCGTAGCAGCATCTGCAGAAACTATATCAAAAGCACGTGTTGAGTACGATAGACTAGTGGCTCTATCTAAGCAAAGTCCAGAAGAAGCAGCATCGCCGGCCAACATGGCCCGCATGTATGAGCTGAAAAAGACCATTGATGCAATGGATACTATAAAGCAGCTTAAAAATATTGTAAGAGCTAAACAAAGAAAAATCAAAAAAACTGGTCAAGCAAGACCGCGTCTTGATACAGAACGTTTGGCTAACATGGAAGAAAGAATCTTTGACATTATCGAAGAGGTTGAAGACATGGAGTATAGCTACAAGAAAGATATTATACCCATGGTAGCAGCTGCGTTACAGCCATTCCATAACACAAAAATAGATGCTGCTCTTCAAGAAAGGCTTGACAATGTATTAGAGCACAAAAGATGGCGTGGTATTTTAAAGGAGAGAGATAGGAGATATAAAGAGCTAGAAGAAAAACTTGCTGACGAGCAAATAACTCAAGAAGAGTTTGAAGACGCAAGAATAGAATTAACTGCGCAGCAAATTAGAGAGGAAATGATTCCTGGAAGAGGTGCTTTAATAAGAGAGTTAGAATCTGCATACGAAGATAAAAGTGCGTTTGCTTTTTACTTTGATCCTATTATGTACTCTAACGAGAAATCTATACAAATGCTAGCTAAGCTTATTGATGGTGCTAATATTAGAAAAAACGAAAGAGATTTAGACTTTAAGCCTGAACTTAATGAAGCCTACACAGAGTTTGCAAAAGGACAAAGTGAAGCAGATGTACAAAGACTTAACGAAGATCTGCTAGAAGAAGTAGAAATAGATAGCTGGAAAGACGGTAAACGCCAAAGAATAAAAGTATTAAGCCTTGTGCAGCCTCTAGATTTAAATAAAGCAAGAGCTGCAGAAAGAGAAATGTTTACTACTCTCGCTCAGAAGTACGGTAAACCTTTGCGTAGAGACTTTAAAACAGAAGGAGAGTATGATACAGCTCTTAAAAAGTGGCTAAACAATAGAAACACTGTAACGAGATACAACGCAGAACGAGATGCATGGTACGAAAAGAACCATGAGCCTAGTCCTACCTGGAAAACAGAGCTAGCTAAACTTGAAAGAGCTATTGCTAAGCAAGAAAAATATAAAAAGAACGCACAGGATAAAGGTAAAGAGGATGCTGTAGTAATGATCGAAACTAGAATACAGCAACTAAAAAATATAAAAAGAAACAATCTCACTTCTACAGGTAAACCTAGAGGAGAGTGGTCACAGCCTAAGGAGTCTATATATGCTAATAAAAAGTATAAAAAAATCCAAAGTAATCCACGACTTAAAAAGTACTATGACTTTGTTAGAAAAGAATTTAAGGTTGCTCATGATCTAATAGGCACTAGTAGAATGGATAAAAACCCATGGGATACACACTCGTACCTAATGCCTACTATCAGAAAAAAAGATATTGATAGGCTAAAAGAGCAAGGAGCGTGGAAAACTGCAAAAGATATACTTGCAGAAGCAACATCACCTATGGAAACAGATGACATGTTTGGTAACTATAATAGTCTTACAGGAGAATTAGATAAAAAAGTTCCTGTATACTATACAAATGTTGTGCCTGCAAAAGACGTGTCTAGAGACATTGCTAGTAGCCTATATCAGTTTAGAGATATGGCGCACAACTTTGCAGAAAAGTCAGATATTGTTGGGCAAGTAATGACAGCGCGTGAGGTAATGCAAAACCGTGGAGTGCTTGCAACTAATTCTTCTGGTACAGTAATGCTTAACAGCATAGCCAACTCTCTTGGTATGAAACTACCACAGCGTAAAGATGGAGAGTCATGGAGAATGAAGCACTTAGACGAATTCCTAGACATGGCCCTGTTTGGTCAAAAAGAAATCCAAGCTAAAGTAGGTAAATGGGATCTATCTAAATCTGTTAATGCAATAAACAGTTTTACAGCTATAAACAATCTATCGTTTAACTTTTTACAAGGTGTAAACCAGGGTATATTAGATAACATGACTAGCTTGCAAGAAGGTATAGCAGGTCAATTTTTTACTAAGGCAGACCTAGCATGGGCAAAGAAGCAATACTGGTCAGAAGGAGCAGCAATAAAAGATGTAGGTAAATTTATGCCTACTACTAAGCTTGGTAAAGCAATAGAATTCTTTGATGCGCTTACAGAAATGACAGACCGAGAAGGTCAAAGGCTAGTAGGATCTAAAGCCCGTAAGCTTATGGATTCTGGAAACTTCCTTTTTGTTCAGGCGGCATTTGAGCATGAGATGTCAGGAACAAGAATGCTAGCAATTCTAAATAATACTAAAGTAAAAGATGCAGACGGTAATGCAATTCTAAACGAAAACGGAAAAGAAGCAAGCTTGTACGACATGCTAGTCATAGATGAAAAAGGTCGTATGTCTATAGATCCTAGAGTAGCTAATGTTACAAAAAATGAAATTACACATTTAATACGAGGCGTAGCTCGACGCACAAACCAGATCAAAGGAAGCTTTGACAAAGGAATGCTGGAAAGACGTTGGTATGGTAAGCTCTTTATGCTATTTAGACGCTACATAAATCCAGGTATTAGAAGACGTTTTGGGCACGGCGAGCCTTTACACGTAGATGAAGAGCTAGGAACAGTAACTCAAGGAATGTACAGAACTTTCTTTAATATGTTCTTAGAAGCATACGACAAGAAAACTCCTAACTTGCTGTCTATATACGATACTATGACAGATAGTGAAAAAGCAGATGTAAAGCGTACTGCCGTAGAACTATCATCAATTGTTGCCGCAGCAGCTATTGTAGCAGCACTATCTAACTTAGATGACGACGAAGAAACCTGGGTAAGTAACTTTATGCTATACCAAGCAAGACGTTATCAAACAGAAATGATGCAATGGAATCCATTGTTTGGATACAAAGATGTAATTAGAATGGCTAAGTCGCCAGCTGCAACTGTACGACCATTAGAGAATGGCCTAAACCTAGCACAGCAAATATTCTTCTACGAACTACCATACATAGCCGGCATACCTGTAGACGACAAAAGAATACACTACCAGCGAAGAACTGGTAGGTTTGAAAAAGGAGATAGAAAAATAAGAAAGCAAGTAGAAGACTTGTTGCCTATCGTAAGAGGTATTGAAAAGTCTAAGACTCCAGAAGAAGCATTTAAGTGGTTTAATCTATAACTAGCAGAGAGCTAGTACAGTAAAAGGGGGGCTATGCCCCCTTTTTTAACAATGCTAGTTTAAGTAAAAATAAATAACCAATTAAATCATCTACCGTGTCCTCTGTTTCATCATAGATGCCACGGTTTCTTATCCTAGCAAGTTTATCATCCATACGTACAAGCAAGGACTCAACTGCGTCGAGCTTACTAAATACGTTTAGCGGTTCCAAAGCGCTGTTGCCATAAGCCAAGTTCTTAGCCTTTAGCAAATCAGCAATCTTTGTAACCTCTATATCTAAGTCTGCAGCAAACTGTTTGTGCAGATCTACCTCTTTGTTTATGTTCTTAGTATCCATATGATCCCATTCTTTTCCACTATTAATCATCATTAAAATGGTGCTTCTTCTAAAGTTTTTGCAGGATGTAATGTATCGCAAGAAGGGCACCAGCGAATAGGAGTACTGAGAAGGCTATTAATTTTACTAAAATGGCCGCAATCAAAAAACCCAGCACGCCCACCACTATAAGACTCGGCAGCAGGATGTGCTGCTTTAAGAATAGTATGGTCTCCCTTAATAAATTTCTCATAATCTTGTGCTTTTCTGCCCCACAATACAAATATAAGATTCTCTTTAGAACTTGACAACGCTTCTAGGAACTGCTGAGTAAACGGACGCCACACACCTGTGTGAGATCCCGCGCTACCCTTCAGCACTGTAAGCGCTGTGTTAAGTAATAGAACACCTTGCTCTGCCCAGCTTTCTAGACTAATATCAAAGTCCATGCTAAGCGTACCAAAGTCCTTTTCTACTGCTGTAATAATATTACGTAGACTAGGACTAGTAGAGTTGTAACTGTCCGGATCATTTGCAAACGCAAGTCCAGTAGCACTGCCATCATGGTACGGGTCCTGACCTAGTATAACAACTTTTACATCCTTATACTGACACATGTTAAACGCTCTAAACGTTTTACTAGTATCTGGTAGTACCTTAAAACCGTGCGACCTGCACTGTACAATTGTCTGTCTTATCTTTTTAAAATCCTCTGTATCTAACAAAGGCTTAAGCAGAGGATACCAATCCCCTACTTGCGTTTCTAACGTTTTCATATATAAATCTTAGGATTAAAAGTCTCCTCTTCTTCATTCATGATACTGTACACCTCTGCATTATCGTCTAGTTCTACTCCAAGCTCAGCTTCTAGCCTCATACGGCGTCTAGTAGACTTAAACAATATCTGGCCTAGTGCGCCATCTATGTCAAACCCGTGGAAATCTAGAATCTTGTCCTTGTAGTCTGGACTAAGCTGCGAGTATCTACCATTCAGAAAGTGTACGTAGTTTTCTTTGTGTTGATCAGGTACATTAAAAACAAATAAAACAAAATGCGGCGACGGATCGTAGTAATCTACAAACCCTCTAAACTGCTGTAAGGCCTGTTCAAACTTTAGAAAAAGCTTGTCACCAGAAAATCTATACAGCAATGCTATCTTATTCTTGTGTTCTTTTGTATTGATAAAACAATTAACAAATAAACTATCAAACATGAAGAGCCTGCGTTCCGCGCCTAGCATAGGCATAACGAACATTGAAGACTTTGTTAATGTTGAAGTACTTAAATTATATACTAGTTTTTTACCAACAATATCTTTAGTAATGGTATTAACTTTGTAAGGCTTTTTCTTAACGTTAATAACATCACCTTTACATATAGTATAGTGCCCAGTGTCAAGAGCTATAATTCTGTCTCCAACTTTCGTTTCAACAGCACCCCTGTCACTAGGCATTAGTGTAAAAGTTCTAGCATTTTTAGGAACTAGTATTACCTCTTTAGATTTCACTCGCATGTTCTACCACATTATTTGTTTTTAAAGGCGGCAGCGAAGATCCTGTACATTGCAATACCTCATCAGGAGTTTGCAACATATATACAAGGTTGAACGTCTCTGTAAATTTACAAATTCCTTCTCTATTTCCAAATTTTTCTATATATTTCTCAATGACAATACCTGCATACGTGTGTACATCAGGCATCTCATCAATCAATTTATCAGCAGTCTTAGGACCTAGACCAGGTATACCAGGTATACCGTCAGTAGAGTCCCCCATCAAAGTTTGCTTC